ATCGAGGACGACGGGTCCAGATTGACCGGTGAGTTCTGGGCGCGCGCTATTCGCAAGAGGGGCCAGTCATGACCCAGTTTGAACACAGCATTAACGGCATTCTTTGCATTGTCCGCGTGACGTACTGGGAGCCGTACCTGCCCGCCATCATCCGCGCGGACCCTGGGAACAGCCATCCAGAAGAGGGCGGCTGTGGGGAGTGGGAAATCCTCCACCTCAACGGCCAACCCTACCCGGAGTTGGAGAGCGAGATGACAGGGGAAGACCTGGCCAACTTGGAACACATCGTCTTTCAACACATGGAAAACCAATATGACGCAGACTAAATACAAACGCCGCACCTTCAAGGATGTGGAAGCCGAAGGCTATGACAGGGGCTGGAGCGATGGCCGCGAAGAGGCGCGCGTGGAGTTTGAGCAGGCCTATAACCTGTTGTCCAAGCACAGCAGCGACATCATGGCAGAACTGCTGCAAGTGCAAAGTCAGTTGGACAACGTGTCACTGCGCAAGTTGGCCTGGTCACGGATCACGGGGCTGTTTGGGGTTGGCCGTGACCGGGTGGCGTAAGAGGCAAATTCAAAAGAAACAAGGAGCAGAGGAAATGGATTACTTTATAGACGCACTCAAGGCCCTGGGAATAACCTTGCTGCTTCTCTTGATCGGCGGGCTCGTGATCGGGGTGGGGTTTCTAGGTTTGCAAGCCATGTTTGGCCCGAGTGACGAACAACGGGCCAAGGACCGCGTGCCTGCTGTCGTGTCAAGTATGGACGGCTGCACGGTCTACAAGTTCTACGACAACAGCAGTTGGCACTACTTCACCAAGTGCGGCGGCACGGTGACCACGACCAAGAACTACACAGAGAGCTGCGGCAAAAACTGCAGCCGACCACGGACCGAGAGCATGACAACGGAAGGAAACCAGTGATGACATTTCAATCTTGGTGGGAACAATTAACCAAAGCGGAACGCAAAATGATTGGTGAAACAAACGCCCAGTTTGTCTGGGAAGAATGCCAGAAGTACACCCTCATGACCATTGAAGACGCGTGCAAGGCGCAGGTGGCCTATGACGAGGGATTCAAACAAGGCCAAGCCCAGGGGCGCGAGCGCTACGAGGTCAAGATTGCCGGCTGGACCCTCACGCCGGGCATTCAGCCCGGCATGATCTGGATCACCAACTTTGGTGGCGAAGGCGGAGACTTTCATATCCACGAGCTGGCCGAAGTGATCGGCAAGTTTTATAAGGAGAAGTTTTGATGGACAAGCCAGGGAAGGACCCGGAGGACGAGGCGTTCGAGCAACTATCTTTAAAGCAAGGTAGCTGGGAACACACCAGCGGCAACCGAAAGCGACAGATTGCTCATATGGACGTGCATAGCCACCCCGCCGAGTTTGCACACTTGACCCGCAACGACACCATTGAAGAAGTGGCAAAGGTTGTGGAAAAGGTGATGATAAAGCGGGGCGACACGGGGCACGATATTGCACGGCTTGTCAGGAGTATGAAGCGATGAACGAATCTGAGTCTGGCTTTGGCCTAGCGCCCATCAAGAAGGAGGACAGCATTGCTGACCCCGATGAATTCACCTGGGAGTGTGCGTGCGAAGCCTGCGCACTCAAGTACCAGAAGTGGAAAGAACTGTTTGACAGTCAAGAGAAAGAACTGCGAGGTGAAGCATGATGACCCCACCCAGCAAAAACCTGTGCCTGATGATGGCGAAGGTCAACTTTACCCGCGATGAAAAGCTCAGTTGGACGTGGCTCGTGGCCTGGGCCTTTCACGAGATGTATGTCGAAGGCTGGTACCAGGAGTGGAAGCCATGAACAAGGCGATCACATCCAATAAATTTGTCACAGACATGTGGAGCATGACGCGAATGTTGATTGACGAAGCAATCCTGGCGGAACGCGAAGCATGCGCCGCGATCCTCGACGCAAATGCCATGGCCTGTGAGAATCCAAGCTGGCGCAGTCTGCTGCAAGCAAACGCTAAGGAACTGAGGGAGAGGGGACAAGCATGAACAACGAAACGCAAAGACTCATGGAAGCACTGATGCTGATTTACGGCAGTGACTTGCAGGCTGCAACAGTAACTGTGCTACTCAAAGACGGCGACACCGCTGTGCGCTTCATTACATTAACCATTCCACAGAGGGAGACAGAGAAATGAAACCCACAGCATGGTACGACCCATCTAACGGCGTGGTCAGTACAGATCAAAACTGTCCTTTGTTCACGCCGCTGGGGCAGGTGTGGCCGTTGTATCCAAAGCGTGAGTGGGTAGGGCTGACATTGGAACAATATGTTGCAATAAATTCATCATGTACAACAGTTGACCAAGCAGTCGGCTCTACTGAAAGACAACTCAAGGAAAACAACACATGACATTCCAAGAACGAATCAAAACATTGCCCGAAAAAGAAAGACACAAGTTTTTTCAGGCAATGATTGCAGTGAGTGAAGCTGGGCGCAAAGCGGGCGTATCTCCTCAAGAATGGGCACGGATGTACGCTGATGTTCACAATGAAATACACCAACAACTCAAGGAGAAGATATGAGTAAATGGGACAACCAAAAGGGCAAGGGTAATAATGGTTTCAACATGCTGGCACAGGCGGGAAGCGTTGCGAAAACCATGCGCAAGGAGCATGTTTGGATGCACAGCCAAGGAAAATTGTGCTGGGGGTGCCAGAAACAATCAGTACCCCAGAAGGGGTGCGTGTTAGACATAAGCAAGGGAATTCATAAATACGTGTGCAAAGAATGTGTAGATATCCGCAAAACAAAGGAAACAGCATGAGACCCGCAGAATATTCAACAGAGAACCCCCCACGCCCCATCGACTGCGTCGAGACCAAGGAGTACATCTCCGGCCTGCGCCGCAGAATTGAAGTGCAAAACGACCAAATGGAACACCTGGCCTCCCAAGTGCACCAGCTCCTGGGAAAACTCGCCCACCTGAACAACGAAATCGAAAAGTTCTCCCTGGACCTGGGCATCAAACAAGGGGATGTGCCGCCCGGGTGGACAGAGGTGCCCAAATGACAACGTCGCTGCAATCCATCATCCAGGCCCTCGATCCACGGCCCATGGTCCAAGTGGTGATCATCACCGCTGGAGGTCAGAAGTACGCGCTCCTCGGCCCGGTCATTGAAGACCGCGAGGAGGTCACGGAGATTGAGTTTGGCGACCTCATTCCCATGCAAGTGGCTGCCAAGATGCTGTCCGGCGACCACAGGGAGTGGCTGGGCACGGACCTGCAATGACTCATGGGCGGGCCTCAGGGGGGCCTGGGGGCTCCGCTGGGGCAGGGGGAGGGGTCAGGGCAGGGGTGGTTAAGCCTTCAACGACCCGGGCCGTCTATGCGGTCCGTCTCCTCCAGGTTTCCCATGCGGATGTCCGTGCGATCCTCATTCAAAAACCTTAAACGGTTCTCGGGCCAATACCCCATGGACAAGAACCAGGCGACCTTGGCGGCCAAGAACGACTGCCCGTTGATGCGCACACGAAGCTCAGGATTGGCGGTGGCCGTCTCGCTGCCCGCAAGTTCGCCCTCTTTGGAGCCCTGCAGCCAGATTAAAGCGCCATTGCCCCCGTCGTAGTAACGAAGCTGCTGGCGCATGCGGGCAAGGGTGGTAGTATCTGGAATGCTCATGGTGTCGTTCCTTTTTAACGATGAGATGGGAAGTGAAGCCCCGGTGTTTGCAGCACCGGGGCTTTGCGCATTTTACAGGGGAAAGAGGGGTGGGTGTAATGGGAATTGGGGCGAGGAGCATGGTTTTTAGGGGTTTACCCTTTGAAAAAGGGGCAAGGACCACGGACCGAGGGGCAAATTCGCCAGAATAGAAGACTAAAACTGAACTTTATTTACGTGTGTGAGCATAATAAAATACAAAACATAGTGTAATGGTGTAATAACATAATGGAATCAATGGGTTATAAGGGATTACAGTGTTTCGTACAAGTGTAATGGTGTAATTCTTATAAAATGCGCGCGCGACTTTTTTTTGGGCTTGTACACGTAAATGAAGTTGAGAAATAGTTAACTAGAACCCTGAATTTGACCTCTGGAGGGGCAAAAAGGCCTTGTTGTTGCGTTATCTGTGTGTTTGTTGCACAATGTAGGCATGAACATAGAAAAAAACATCCCCCTGCCTGGCGGCGTTGACCCCCGCGAGCGCTATCCATTTCCTGACATGGCCATCGGAGACAGTTTTCTGATCCTGGATGCCACCTGGATCAAGAACCTGCGTAGCGCGGCCTACATGTACTCGCGCAGGCACCCTGGCACGCGGTTTACCTGCCGCCGGTACGGCGAAGGCTGGCGGCTCTGGAGGGTTGCCTGATGGGCAGCCACAAGGACGAGAAGTTCTTGGCCGGGAAAAACCTGGGCGGAAGGCCTGCCGTGGTCGAGGCCCGGGTGACCGGGCCGGTTAAACCGCACAAGCCCAAGGTCCTGACGCCCCAGGAATGGAAGTTTGTAGAAGAGTTTTGCGCGGGCGACGGCCATGTGACCCTGAAAGAGGCCGCGATTCGCGCTGGGTATTCCGAGGTCTGGTCGAAGAACCGGGCCCGGGAACTGACTGACCCTGAGGTTTGCCCGCATATTGTGGCCGCGATCCAGGAGCGAAGGCGCGAATTGGGGGAGAAGTACGGCACCACGTTCGAGAGGCACATGCGCGACCTCCAGGTCATCCGGGACCAGGCATTGCAGGCTGGGGCCTATGGCGCGGCCGTACAGGCCGAATATCGCCGGGGACAGGCCCTTGGATCGATCTACATCGATCGCAAGGAAATTAGGCATGGCACGATTGACAGCATGAGTAAAGAAGAAGTCATGCGCAAGCTCGAAGAGATTAAACGCCTGTATGGGGGCAATGCCGGGCCCATCGTGGACGTGACCCCCAAGCAGATCGAGGAAGAACCCGAAGAGGAAGAAGACAATGGCCCTGAAACCGGAATCGAACATGTACAAGCGGTTGAAAGAAAACCTCCCAAACTGCCATTTCACCCGCATTGAGTCCAGGGTCAACCTGGGCATCCCGGACTGCCTGCTGGCATTCCCGCATGGGGAGTTCGTGATGGTGGAGTTGAAGGTGGTCAAACGCGGCCGCAAGGTGGCCTTGTCACCCCACCAGGTGTCGTTTCACGTCAAGCACGCCGACCTACGCTGCCCAACCTTTGTCTTGGTGCAGTATCACCCGCCCGGCACCGCGCACGCCAGCAAATCCGAACTGCTCTTGTATGCCGGCGAGCAGGCCATTGACCTGGTCACCCGGGGCATTGACACCCCTGCAATGGCCCGGTGGCCTTGGACAGGCGTGTCCTGGGCAGAGTTGCGAAATAATTTAGTTGGCAGTTGACTTGTAGGTGAAAGTTGTGCTAGGATCACAAACACCTGGATGTCCCAGGCAACACAGAAAGAGAGAAATCATGAAGCAATACCTTGTGCAAGTTCGCCTGTCATATTACGCATGGGTCGATGTCGAAGCGCTCGATCAATATCAGGCCGAAGATAAAGCAATCCGAAAAGCATGGGATGCCATGGGAAAGGGTAGTGGCGCGTGGGGCGAAGAACCGGAAGTGGTGCACCTGGAAGAGGTGGCATCATGAACGATAAACTTATCGAAGAGATATTCGAGGCCGACTCAGCGGGTTGGACAATCACTGAAATTGCTGAATCTCTGAAAATCACCAGACAGCAGATCATTGACCTGTACCTGAGCTATGAGCGGTATGAGCCGAATGACCCTGAGCTGAACTTTTGACCCATGCGAAGGCGAGACCGAAAGCGTCTAGAAGAGGCGCGCCTGCATCAGTTAAGACCACCACCAGACCCGGAGCAAAAGCAGGCACAGACTGGTAGCCTGCTGCGCCGCCTGTTGGGGTTTTATTTATTTCACAAAATATTTGGTGGAGGTAGTTGACAAGTTGTTTTGAGTTGATCTAGAATCACAACCAGGCCAAGCAGTCCGCGAGGCCGTAACCTAGAAAGAGAGAAAGACCATGAGCGATATTTTTTTGACTGCGTTGCAGTCTGCATTTTCTGACGCAATGAAAACCGCCCTGGCTGCCGAAATTGCCCAATGGCATGCGCAGCACTCAAAGAACATGGACGAGCTGGCCACCAGGGTTGAAGCCCTCGAGGCCAAAATCCTGAACCTGGCAGTCTCGACCACCACGGCCGGGCACCTGGGGGATGAGCAGCTCGACACGATCGCCCAGCACTTGAGTGACATGCAATTGGTGACCATCGCCGCGCACATTGACACCGCACAGCTTGCGGGCGAGTTGACCGATAGCCAGCTCAACGACATCGCGAGTGATATCGACCTGGCCGACCTGGCGGGAGAATTCGACACTGACAAACTGGCCGACAACATCGACCTGGACGAAAAGTTAAAAGAATTTTTAGACAACAACACTTTTACAATCCGCACATAAGGGGACACCATGCAAATCCATGCAGTAAACGTAATCGTGGGGGGCATCCCCTCCGACAAGCGCAAAAAGGTGCACGTCAAAATCGTGCTGGTGCAGGCCATCGACAGAGGGCACGCATTGCAAAAGGCCGCCCAGGGTTTTTCGACGCACAGTAATTTTGCCGACTATGCCTTTATATATCGCAACGAATTCGACGATACAGACGGTCCCATACTCTGGAATTTTCAGACATGGGAGCGCACCGATCTTGACGATGTACAGCTTTTGACCGGTTCGGAAATCTTAGAAAGGGTAATAGCATGACACGTGAAACAAACACAAAATTTGTAGTGCGCATCATGGAGCAGGCCAGCACCGGCCCGCTGATGCAGGCCTTTGTACTTGAGGCAATGCGCATATACGCGGCCGACATCCTGGCCACCGAGACGCCGCCCGACGCTGAAACCGGTTTTATTTCCTGGGCCGCCTGGCAGGCCTGCGCCGCCGAGGCCGACCAGGCCTTGGCCGACCGTCGTCTTTAACCTGGAGAAAAAAATGAGCCATGAACTTAAACAGCTATATATGAACAACCACATACAGGCCCTGGCCGAAGCAAACCACCGCGCAGCGCAAACCATGGAAAAAATGGGTGGCGGCTTTGCTGCTGCCCTGGCCTTGGCTTACTACCGCGCGGACGCCGACAACCAGGCCCGCATCTTGGGCGCTTTCCCGGACCTTTTTGAAAAGTACCGCCGAATAGCCGTAGAGCTGCGCGAGATGCGAGAGCTGGCCGACTAACCCGACCCGACCCGACCCGACCCGGCCACCGCGCCGGGTTTTTTTTTTTACGTAGGGGGTTGACATGTTGACATGTTGCACTAAAATTATTCGCAGGCCAGCAACCCGCCCGGCCACCAGAAAGAAGAAAGCGAGAATTTTTTATGCTTAAGACAATCCGCCAAAGTAGCAACAAAAAAACCGGGCCGATCGCGACCACGTACCGGGCCGGCGCGCATCACACGTTCGGCACGTGCCCGACAACGTGCGCCCTGAATCCGAACGGCCGGCATGGGGCCGACCTGGTCGACCCCGATTATCTGGCCGCCGTTTATGACGCGGTGCCGCGTCATGGCCAGGCGTGGACCTATTCACATTTTGGCTTTGAAAATTTGCCTAAGCCCGCGCCCGGGAAAACGACAATAAACTACAGCGCCGACACGCTGCCCCAGGCCGTGGCCGCCGTTCGCGCCGGGCACCCGGCCACGGTGGCCGCCCCGGCCGGTACTGTGTGGCCTTATGTTTTCGAGGGCGTGCGGTTTGTGCAATGCCCCGAGCAACTAAGCCCCGAGGGCTCCGGCTTTACCTGCGCGACCTGTGGCAACGGCCGCCCCCTCTGTGCGCGTGGGGACCGCGATTACGTCATTGTGTTTGTGGCTCATGGCTCACAATCGAAGAAAGTGGCCGCCGGTGCCGCCGACCCTGGTGGGTGCTATGCCGGCCAGGGGCACGCTGCGATCGCGTGGCATGCCACCAGAAAAACCGGCGCGCCGGATGATGCGGCCGCCGTGGCCGCGTTCGCGCGCACGCTGCCCCCGGGCTCATTGCTGCGCCACCATATCGCGGGCGACCTTGGGCGCGCTATTAGTTGACCTGTTGACAGGGTTTATTTATTAGTCTAATATTCAGTCGTCGGGCAAATTTTCCCGGCATAACTTAACCACAGAAAGCGAGAAATCAAAATGGCTCACATGATCGACACCACCACCGGCCGCGCTGCCATGGCCTTTACCGGACAAACCCCCTGGCATGGCCTCGGCCAGGCCTTAACCCCCGGGGCCACAATTGAAACTTGGACCCGCGAGGCGGGCTTGGCTTATGACGTACTTGAAAGCCCCGTCAAGTATTCGACCCCGGCATGCACCGACGTGCAAACCTGGCCGGCTCGTAAAGTTCTACACCGCTCCGACACCGGCGCGCCCTTGGCCGTTGTCTCCAATGCCTATAACGTAGTGCAGCCCGGCCAGGTTATGGATTTTTTCCGCACCCTGGTGGATTTAGGGGGTTTTCGACTTGAAACCGCCGGGGCCCTGAGTGACGGCCGCCGCGTCTGGGCCCTGGCCAGCGTAGGCGATGCTGCCCCGGTCGTCGGTGCCGACCTGGTCCGGCCTTTTTTATTGCTCGGCACCAGTTATGACGGCACCATGGCCACCGTCGCAAAATTCACGGCCATTCGCGTGGTCTGTAATAACACGATAACCGCCGCCGTGGGCGGTTACTCTAACGGCCGCGTTATTAAGGGCGAAAGCGAGAAAAACACCGGCTATTTAAAAAGCGCGGTCCGCGTGCTGCACTCTGAGCGATTCGACGCCGACGCGGTCCGCCTGCAGCTCGGCATTGTGGCGAATGCATTCGAGAATTTTTTAGTTCAATCGCGCCAATTGGCCGGCCAGGGTATGGACCAGGCCGACGCCGACGTGTTTGTGTCGGAGCTGCTGCGCCCCTACCATTCGAGCGCGCGCCCGGTGACTGAGTCGAAGGCCTACGTTCGCATCATGCAGTTATTTAACGGCCAGGCCATCGGCTCCGACCTGGCCGGCGTGGCCGGCACCCGGTGGGCTATGCTCAATGCCGTGACCGAGCTCGTCGACCACGAGCGGGGCCGTAGCAATAACACGCGCATCGAAAGCGCGTGGTTCGGCACCGGGGCAGCTCTTAAGGCGCGGGCCGTCGACCTTTTGGCCGATGCCGACTTGGGCGTGTCCGCATAACCTGGCCGACCCGGCCGCCGAGCCCGGCCGCGTGCCGGGCTTTTTGTTTGTGTTTGTTGCTTTGTTGCACAAAGTATATTTTTTAAGTTAAAATTTAATTCCCCGGCCACGGTGGCCGGGGCTAACCCAGAAAGCGAGAATTTTATGAGCTGCTTTGTTGTTTCTGATTTTCATGTATCGGCCATTGTGGCCTGGGCCGTCGATAAGGGCGTGCCCTTAGATGATTCTCCCGACGCCGTCGCGCTCGGCCTGGCCGCTGCTAACCGCGCCGCCTTTTCTGAGCGTTACGCGGGCCGGCATGATGCCGAGGCGCTGCCTTTTGGGGGTTTCGACCGGTCGGCCGCCCTGGGCCTGCAGCCGGTGGAAATAATCAAGGCCTGCGACTGCCTGGCCTATCAGTGCAGCGACTGGTCGGCCTGGGACCTGTGCGACGCATCGGAAGACCTGGCATTAATCCGCGACGTGGCCGTGCAGCTCGTGCTCGGCCCCTGGTCGATCGCATATGGCCCGGCCGAGGCCGAGGGCCGAGAGCTGCCCGGTTATGCCGATGCCGCCTGGTGCCTCGAGCGAACCGAGCCGGTCGACCTGGCCGCCGACCGCCTGGCCGCCGCCCTGGCCGGTATGTCCGCGCCTGAATTGGCCGCGATCCGGGCCGCCCTGGCCGCCACCGAGGGGGCAGCATGAAAACGCGCTATTACCTGCGCTTAGGCGCGGATGATTTAGACCAAGCCCGCCGCTACCGCACCCGCGCCGACGCCGTGGCCGCTTATGGGTATGAAGCGCACGACCTGGCCGAATACGGGCAGCAGCTCGACGCGTCGATACACCTGGCCCCGAGCCGGGCCGAGCTCGTCGAATACCCCGACCTGGTTTTGAGCCTGGGCCCGCGTGGCGGTATCCGGGTCGAGCGCGCATGAGGCCGCGCCTGCAGCTCGTGCAATTGGTGCACGTGGCCGACGTGGGTTTGATCCGCGTCGCGTGGTCGCCCACCTGGGCCGCCCACGTGGTGACGGTTACCCGCCCGGGCCGTGGCGTGGTGGCCGAGCACGTGGTGCCCGAGCGGGCCCGCGCCCTGGAGCTGGCCGACCGTGCCCTAAGTGAGCTGGCCGAGCTGGCCGGCATGCCCGCATAGTCCGGCCGGTTTCACCCGACCCGAGCCCGGCCGCGTGCCGGGCTTTTTTGTGCCCGGTATCGAACCGGGCCCCCTGGGACATTATGCAAAATAAGCATAACCCGGCCCGCGCCCTGGTGGCCATGCCAGGCCCTCGGCCCCGGCCGCTCGGCCCGTGAACCGTGGCCCGCGTATCGCATGCTGCCGGAGCTGCTGCCGGTCGACCTGGTGCCGGTGGCCGAGCTGCTGCCGGCCGTGGCCCGAGCTGCGCGCCCTGGTGGCCGAGCTGCTGCCGGCCGTGGTCCGCGCTGCCTGGTTTGCAGTTATTTACTGCCAGGTCAATCGCAGCTGCTGCAGTTATTTACTGCCAGGTCAATCGCAGCTGCTGCAGTTATTCGCGCAGCTGCTGCCTGGTGGCCGTCGCCCTGGTGGCCGTCGCCCTGGTGGCCGTCGCCCTGGTGGCCGTCGCCCTGGTGGCCGTCGCCCTGGTGGCCGTCGCCCTGGTGGCCGAGCTGCTGCCGGAGCTGCTGCCTGGTGGCCGAGCTGCTGCCGGAGCTGCTGCCTGGTGGCCGACCTGGTGGCCGAGCTGCTGCCGGCCGACCTGGTGCCGGAGCTGCTGCCTGGTGTTTGTGTTTGTGTCCACCTGGTGCCTGGTGTTTGTGATCCGGTGGCCAGGTCCACAAACATTAGGCCCGCGCGCCCCGGTCCGCGTCGCGTGGGCCGTGGGCCGCGTGGCCGGGTTCGCGGGCCCCGGTCCGCGCGCCTTGGCGCCTAAGTGAGCGCCCACCCCACCCGGGCCCAAAAAAACGGCCCGGGTCCGGGCTGCGCAGGCTTTAGCCCTTTTTCACACGGTTGGTTTCCCGTGGAACAGTTTTGGCCCTAAATAAAAAAGGGCCCCCTTTGTCAACAAAGTCAACTCGTGTCAAAATATTTAAAAATTTGAAACGAAACGGACCCCCTATGATCCCTGAAGAAATTGACGCCGAGCGTCTTAAACTTGAATACCGCCTCGCGCAGATTGACACGCAAGACAAGGCCAGGACCAGCTTCATTGACTTCGTGCGCTACGTCTGGCCCAACGCGATCCTCGGTGAACACCACACGATCATGGCCCGTGCATTCGACCGCATTGCCGCTGGGTCCTTGAAGCGTTTGATCATCAACATGCCGCCTCGTCACACGAAGTCCGAGTTTGCAAGCTATCTCCTCCCTGCATATCTGATGGGAAGAGACCCGCGAACCAAGGCCATTGAAGCGACCCACAACAGCGAGTTAGCCGTGCGATTCGGCCGGAAAGTCCGTGACCTGATGGACATGGACACATATAAGAGCGTGTTCCCTGACGTTGCTTTGAAGCAAGACAGCAAGGCTGCTGGCCGGTGGGACACGAACAAAGGCGGGGAATACTTTGCCGTCGGTGTGGGCGGCGCGATGACCGGCCGTGGCGCGGACGTCTTGATCATTGACGACCCGCACTCGGAACAAGATGCAATGAGTGACCTTGCTTTGGACAACGCCTGGGAGTGGTATATCTCTGGCCCACGCACGCGTTTGCAGCCAGGTGGTGCGATCGTCATTGTGATGACAAGGTGGGGCACAAAGGACCTGACGGCGCGTTTATTGAAGGCTCAAAAATCGCGAAACGCGGACCAATGGGAGGTCATTGAGTTCCCGGCAATCATGCCAAGTGGGCGTCCGCTCTGGCCTGGATTTTGGAAGCTCGAGGAGTTGGAAGGCGTCAAAGCCTCCTTGTCTGCGCAAAAGTGGAACGCGATGTATCAGCAGCAGCCCACCAACGACGAGGGTGCAATTCTGAAGCGGGAGTGGTGGAAAGTCTGGCCAAAGGACGATCCGCCTGAGGTGAACTACATCATCCAGTCCTTGGACACGGCGTATTCCAAGAAGGAGACGGCTGACTATTCTGTCATCACGACCTGGGGCGTGTTCTACATGAACGAGGATTCCGGGGCGTCGATTATCCTGTTGGACGTGAAACGTGGGCGCTGGGATTTCCCTGAACTGAAACGCATTGCCAAGGAGCAATACGACTTTTGGCAGCCTGACAATGTGTTGATCGAGGCAAAAGCTACGGGTACACCCTTACAGCAGGAGCTGCGGCGCATGAGTATTCCTGTGACGATGTACTCGCCGGGCGGGCGCAGGTCGGGCACTGACAAAGTGGCGCGGGCCAACGCGGTGGCCCCTGTGTTTGAGGCCGGCATGGTCTGGGCCCCGGACACGGACTGGGCGGAACTCTTGGTAGAGGAATGCGCGGCCTTTCCAAATGGCGACAACGACGACATGGTTGACAGCACCACCATGGCCATGGACAGATTCCGTCGTGGCAACTTCATCAGCTTGGCCACTGACGACAATGAGGAAGGTGAGAAAAGGGAGCTTGTGCCGGAGTACTATTGACGCTTAAAATGTCTCAACTAATTCCTTGGCCGGGGTAATATGAATAATGCTGACTATGACGTGCGTCAAAGAGAGATAGATGCTTTTGAGGCGCAGCGCGCAGCGTACAACGACGCCTTCAGTCGCATGATGGCTGAGGGCGGCGAAGTCATGCAAGACGAGGGCGCAGAGGAGACCATGGCACTGGCCGACGAGGTAGCGGCAGCGGGCCGTGGCGGCGATGAATTGCTGGCGTATCTGTCGCCTGAAGCACTACAGCTCTTGCAAGAGCAAGGCGGCTCGGGAACCATTAACCCTGAGACAGGCTTGCCGGAGTTTTATGAACCAATACGTCCATCAACAACAATAGGCTCCACGTATGGAGAATCCGCCCGGAGTATTGAGGCCAGGAGGATTGCTGCTGCCAAAGCCTCCAATGAGGCAGGCGCTGTCAGGCAGGCTGCCGCTGCTAAGGCTGCTGCTGAAAAAGCGGCTGTTGCCAAGGCTGCTGCTGATGCAAGAGAGCTTGCGGATTTAAGGGCTGCTTCAAGTGCTAGAGTGATTGCGGACGCCAAAGCGGCTGCGGACGCCAAGGCTGCTGCGGACGCAAAAGCCGTTGCGGACGCTGCTGCCAGGGCGGCAGCGGAAAAGGACGCCGCTGATAGGGCTGCTGCGGACGCTGCTGTTAGAGCCGCCGCTTTTAAAGCTGCTGCGGAAACCAAAGCCAGAGATGACTTGGCCAAGATTCCAATAAACAAAGTTACAACGCCCACTCTGGCCCTTCCTCCGGCAGTGCCCCCACCTGTAGCGCCCCCACCTGTCGCGCCTCCCCCTGTAACACCTCCCCCTAATTTACCCGTAAGGCCCCTTCTTCCAGTAGGACCGACCTCTCCAGTAGTACCGACCCCTCCCAGAACTGCCCCGGTCACGACGCCTGCCATTCCATATACGGCACCTTCAATGCCAACTTTGGGGCTAAGGAAAATGCCGGGCATGATACAAGCAGGTAGCCAATATGCTGCGGACACGCCAAACATTATGTCAACCGTATCAGACTACACCAGCCGTGGTGTGGGTGCAGTAGGTGCGGTGGGCCCGATTGGATCGGCAAAAAACACAATGAGCGTGCTTGACGCAAACCCGTATTTATCGCCCATGATGCTGGGTGGGCAGCAGAATGCGGGCATTACCACTGACC